ATAGCGATATTATTGGTTTTGTGGTACTATTAATACGACAGTTCAAACCAACCAAGTTCACAAACCAAAGGGGCAAAATAAAATAAAATGAAAACTTGTACAAAATATAAGCGTGAGTATAAATAAAATGGCACAACCAACAGCAGGTCGTCCCCCTAAACCAAATGAATTGAAGAGACTTATGGGAAATCCAGGTGGCAGACCTTTGCCTGATTTAGAAAATATTACACATTTACCTATGGCTCACACTCCACCAGCCCCACCAGAAAATCTTAAAGAGTCTGGACTAGAATTATGGAATCGTGCTTGGAGCATAGGAGTTACTTGGCTTAGCAATCTTACTGATATTGAGTCAGTCAAGAACGCAGCACATTTGGCTGATGCTAATGAAAGAGCAAGAGAGCGTTATATGATTTCTACAGAGCCTGCAGATGCAAAAGCCTATGTAGCAATTAACAAGGCGTTTACAGATTCTCTGACCTCTCTAGGTTTTGATCCTGTTAGCAGATCTCGCTTAGGAGTTGCAGAAGTACGAGCAGCATCAGCGATTGATAAATTGCTAGAGAAACGACAAAATCGGGCTAAAATAATATTTGAGGAAGAAGACATAAATCAAGGGGCAACAAATGAACAAAATAGCAATTAATGACTTAGGAACAGTATCAGATTTCCTAAAGGCAATAGACGAATCAATGAAGAACTATTCAATTGATGATAGCGTCACTGGCATGGTAGTCCAAATTGATAATGAGGGAGTCCTTGTTGATATTGGATGCAAGACAGAAGCCTTTGTGCCTAAGAAAGAGGTATCAGCCAAGAGAGTTTTTGATATTCACGATCTCTTGTCAGTTGGTCAAATGGTAGAAGGCAAAGTTATTAGACTTGATGAAGGACAAGGATATGTCCTTTCTATGAAGCAAGCAGAAGAAAAGATTCTGTGGAACACAATAGAAGATGTTTGGAATTCTGACGATAAGATTGTTTCTGGCGAGATCACTAAAATTGTCAAGGGTGGAATGATTGTTGATATTGGAATAAGAGCCTTTTTGCCTTCCTCTCAATCTACCGCTAATAAATCAGAAGACCTATCTAAATACATTGGTCGTAAAATAGATACTAAGATAATTCAGTTTGATAGAGAAAAGGGCAGTGTGGTTGTTTCACAAAAAGCCTTTATTGATCAAGAGCAAAAAGAAGAAAAGATGATTCAGTTAAGTCAACTTGAAATTGGCCAGGTATATAAAGGCGTAGTTTCAGGCATTGTTGATTTTGGAATCTTTGTTTCTATAGGACTTGTTTCTGGTTTAATACATAAATCCAAAATGGGCAATTCAACTCCTAGTCAATTTACTATTGGTGATGACGTAGAAGTAGAAATCTTAGAAATAGATTTTGACAAGGATAGGCTATCACTGGCATTTAAGGGTTAATCATGGAGACTAAAATACAATCATGGCCTCCAACATATCTGTCTCCAGTTTCAGATCTTGAATTAGCAAATAGTCGTGGATACGATGTTATTGATTTTGCTGAAACACTCTGTCGTATTACAGAAGATTCAGTTGCGGGTAATGTAGGGGATAGATTAGTTTTACGACCTTGGCAAAAAGAATTGCTTATTAATTTATATGCAGAAAATGAAAACGGTACTCTAAAACATAGACGTGCTTTGATTGGAATTCCTCGTAAAGCAGGCAAGTCTGCATTACTAGCGACATTAGTACTAGAGCAGTTATTGCTTGGAGTAAACGGTGGTCAGATTTATTCATGTGCAGCAGATAAAGAACAAGCAAAAATTATTTTTAAAACGGTAAAGCGAATGGTAGAGTTAGAACCAGAGTTATCATCCGTATTAGAAACATATAGAGATGTTATTTATAACCCAAATACAGGAACAGTATATAGAGCACTTTCTTCAGAAGCGTTCACAAAAGAAGGTTTAAACTCTACATTTGTGGCCTTTGACGAGTTACATAGTCAGCCTAATAGAGAACTATACGATACTATGTCATTGTCTATGGGTGCTCGTTTAGAGCCAATGCTTGTAGCAATTACCACTGCTGGAACGAAGTATGACTCTTCTGGCAAAGAATCTTTGTGTTATCAGATGTATCAAAGAGGTGTACAGTTAGCAAAAGGAGAGATTGAAGATCCTTCCTTCTTTTTCGCCTGGTATCAAGGTGATGAAAAACTTAATTATAAAGATGAAGAAAACTGGAAGATTGCTAATCCATCATATGGAGATATTCTATCTGCAGAAGATATGAAGTCAGCATCTTTATTAACACCTGAAGCAGAATTTAAAACTAAAAGACTTAACTTATGGACAGACTCAGGACAAACATGGATTCCAAGCGATGCATGGGACTCATTAACTCTTAAAAATAGAGAGCAGATTCCTGGAGAAGACGTTATACTAGGTTTTGATGGATCATTTAACGGGGATAGTACAGTTGTCGTTGCATGGTTTCTTGGTGGAGAAAAACCTCATTTAGACATAGTAGATATTTGGGAAAGACCAGATGATGCAGATCAAAACTGGTGGATTCCAGTGGCTGAAGTAGAATCCTGTATAATAGATGCATATAGAAATCCTAATTACAGTGTCAGAGAAATTGTTTTTGATCCTGCAAGGTATTCTAGAACTTTTATGTTATTTGATGAAGAGGGAATGCCAGTAGTGAGTTATCCTAATACAGCCGAACGTATGGTTCCCGCTACTGCTAAATTTTATGAAGCAGTTATGAATGGATCATTTACACATTCTGGGCATGAGGCTCTTAGTAGACATGTGGGAAACGCTGCTACAAAAACTTCTTCAAGAGGGGAGATAGTATATGAAGATCAAACGGCCTAAAATAAATTGGCCTATAGTCACAGAGATAATTGGCGTAAGCCTTGCCTCATATGGTCTTTTTCTTATACTACCAGCAATTGCTTTTATAGCACTTGGTTCATTTTTAGTTTATATTACGGAGAAGGAATAAGATGGCAATAGCGGGTATTTATAATTTTACACTTGATCAAGGGTCAACATGGACATTGCAGATAGTCTACGAAGATTCAAATGGAAACCCAATTAATTTGACTGGTTATACAGCAGAAATGCAGGTTCGCCGTAAGTTTGATTCTGAAAATTCTGTATTGACTTTATCAACTTCAAATGGTGGAATTACAATTACTGGTGCCACAGGAACATTAGATTTAATAGCAACAGATGAACAAGCAGACATTGATCCAGGTCTTTATGTTTATGATTTAGAACTAAATACTGGTGGAGTCAGAACCCGTTTAATTCAAGGAACAGTTACAGTTAGTGGAGAGGTTACAAGATAATGACATCAATATCAAATCAAGTAGTTGTTAATGAAACAAACAACATTGTAACCGTTTCCGCACCTGGTCCACAAGGTGGTGCTGGCCCTGCAGGAGCAACAGGTGCAACAGGTCCTACAGGAGCAACAGGAGCAACAGGAGCAACTGGCTCAGTTGGTGCTACAGGCCCTACAGGCCCAGTTGGAGCCACAGGCCCTCAAGGTGTTACAGGAGATACAGGTCCTACGGGTGTTACGGGTTCTACAGGCCCTACAGGCGTAGGAACAACAGGTGCTACAGGTCCCACAGGACCAGTTGGAGCCACAGGATCTACAGGCGTTACTGGAGCCACAGGTCCCACAGGTATTGGTGTTACAGGGGCTACAGGTCCACAAGGGGTAACTGGAGACACAGGACCAACTGGTGTTACAGGAGTAACAGGACCCGTTGGTGCAACAGGTCCAACAGGACCACAGGGTGTAACTGGTGACACAGGAGTAACTGGTGTGACTGGCCCTGTTGGAGCCACAGGCCCAACTGGCCCTGAAGGTGTTACAGGTGCTACAGGTGCTACAGGAGCAACTGGCCCAACAGGACCAATTGGAGTAACTGGTGAATTGACAGGATTTAAGCAATTAGGCGAGGATCCAGTATCATCACCAGAAACAACTACTACTGTAAATATACCTGGTAATACAACATCTTTGATTGATTCATATATTTCAACACCATTTGATTTCATATTGATTCCAGGTGGAACACAGCGTTTTATTATGCAGATGATTAAGCCTGCAAGTAATGATAATCTACAAGTATTTGTTCGTTTGAAGTTAGCAAGCAACTCAGGAACAGTTATTTCAACTATTGGTGATTCAGATTCAGCATTAACTGGATGGAATGGTGCAGGTGCACCAGTAATTACAGAGACAGATATCACTCTACCAACAACAGCAGTGTCTATTGGACAAAGAATGATTGTTGAAATTTATGGTGTCAATAATGATGCATCTGCACACAACTATAGTTTTGTAACAGAGGGAACCACACACTACTCATATGTTCTTACAACTCTTGAAGCACCAGCAGGACCAGCAGGACCAACAGGTGCTACGGGAGCAACAGGTCCACAAGGAGTTACAGGAGATACAGGTCCAACTGGACCAATTGGGGCCACAGGTCCTATTGGAGCAACAGGTGCTACTGGACCACAAGGCGTAACTGGTGATATTGGTGTTACTGGTGCTACAGGCCCAGTAGGTGCGACAGGTCCAACAGGACCACAGGGTGTAACTGGTGATACAGGTCCTACTGGTCCAACAGGAGTAACTGGAGATACTGGTCCAACTGGCCCACAAGGTGTAACTGGAGATACTGGTGCTACAGGACCTACGGGACCTACAGGTGTAACTGGAGATACTGGGCCTACTGGTGCAACAGGTGTTACAGGAGATGCTGGACCTACAGGGCCAACTGGAGTTACAGGTGTTACAGGAGATACTGGACCTACAGGACCTACAGGTGTGGGTGTAACAGGTGCGACTGGTCCAACTGGTGCAACAGGTGCGACTGGTCCAGGCGGTAGTGATTTAAC